GGCCGTGCACTCGCGAATCTGGCCGTCGATGGACTCTTCCCGTTGTTTGTCCGAGGAAAAACGGGCATAGATGACGGCTTTTGCTCTTTCTTCCATATAAAAAATCAGTCCTTTCGTATGGCTACGAGAGGGCAGTGTATGCTATAATGATACAGTAAACACAACCCTTTCTAGAGTGTTTTACAACTGCGCAGGATGTGGCGTCCTGCGTATCCCCGGCATCGTGTCGCGACGATGACCGGGGAATTTTTTGTTACTACGAAAAATGGTTAGCTAATCCACGCTTGTACTTTATCGACTGCGGCCTTGACATCGGCTGCGGATGGCGCGCCGGAATAGCTGGCAACGAAATCGTCATATGAACCTTTAGGATTGCTTTGCAGGAATTTAGAGTACAAGGTATACATCTTGTAATCGTCTTCTGTCGGTTTTTTGCTCCAGTCCTTGCCATCAACACGGAAATTTTTCGTGATTTTACCATTGACCGTCTGCATGCTGCCATAGGTATGCGGGATACCCTCGACATCGGTATCCGTGAATTCAATAAATACGTTCTTAGCCTTTGTTGTAGACTGGGCTGTCGTAATCAGCGCATTACCGACTTTTTCCAACTGGGCATCCGTGATAGGCGCGTCCTGAATAACGGCTAGATAAGCTACCTTATTTGTTTTTTGATCTGTTTTTATTGCTTTGTAGTTCGGCATAGCGACGTCGCTCTGAGACGTGTCAGATTTAGCCGGGGTGCTGTTGTTGTCGGACCCGCAGCCAGCAACTGACACGGCGGCCAGCATTGCGCATAAGATGGTTGCAGCTAGTTTTGATTTTTTCATTACGTCATCTCCGTTTCTAAAAAACATTGTTTATATTCGGCTAGTATTTAGCTTTAGCCCGTTCTTTTTGACGAGTCAATTTATTTTTCACCGCCTTACCACTATCCGGCAATGAAAAACCGGAAGTCATCTAAATCAGCATCCGCGCAGGCCTGCCCGTGCAGGAGCTTTTCCAGCATGTCTGCCTGGACATCTGCGCTAAAGTCGTTGTCTTTAATGTGCATCAGCTCATGAAGGACAGCGGCTTTTTGTGTTTCCCAGTTACAACGCGCATTGATGATAATCGTATAGCTGCCGTCGTCATTCATGTGGACCAATGCCCGGATTCGCCCGGGCAGGTCCTGATAGGTCAATACAATATTCACTTTTTACCTTCTTTCGCTTTCAATCCATTAATCAGATTCAGTACGATATCGATGTCGGCTTTGCTCAGGTCCTTTGTCGCATCGAAGAGGATGCGGCGGTCAGGGTCCGTCCGCAGCTCTTCCGCAAGGGCCGCGACTTCCGGATCCACGTAATAGCCGTGCTGGCCATCTTCTGCGGAGCCAGTACCTGATTCTAACCATTCTAATGATATGTGGAGGACAGACGAAATGCACCGCAATTCATCTGGCGTAGGCGCTGTCATGCCGCGTACGAAATCATTCATCTTATCTTGTGTGATGTCTTCTTTTTCGAGGGCATCCCATTCGCTCGATGAAATGCCGCGGCCCGATAATAACTTATCAATGCGCAGGGATATTTCGCTATTCAAGTCCCAGCCCATCAGATAGCTAGGCGTCGTCTGTAGGGCTTCCGCGAATGCCGCAATCTTTGACTGCGTGATATCGTTTTCACCTTTTTCGATTTTTGCGATAGTCGAGCGGGATTTATAGCCCATCTTTTTCGCCAGCTCGTCCTGAGACATGCCCAATTCTTCCCGGCGCTGTTTGATCCTTTTGTACAATTCCATACAATCGTCTCCTGTAAAAGCTTTTTTTTGGTAATGCTTTGTTTATGCTTATAATGTACCATACTGTTTATTAAAAATCAACTTTTATTTATGATGTTAAATTTTAGTGTTGACATATAATCAACAATCGGATATAATGACATTGTGATTAGAAATCAACAAAACATCCGAGGAGGTGATTACATTGACAGATACGACACGACTCGAAATGGCGATTACCAGAGCCAAAGTTACAAAGGCTTTTCTTGCGAAAAAGCTAGGCCTGTCCAGCATGGGCTTTTATAAAAAGGTCCATAATCTGAGCGAATTCAAGGCCAGCGAAATCGAAATCCTTACAGTCCTTTTGCGGTTGACACCGTACGAACGCGATGCTATTTTTTTTGCATCCGATGTTGATTTAAAATCAACTATTGTTTAAAAGAAGGAGCAGCCCTGGAATGAAAAAGCCAAAACTGGTTATTGAATTAGGCTACGATAACACCGGAAAAACCTTCTGGACGATATCTAGCCCTAAAGGCGGCGAATTGAGCCTGACAGAAATCGCCAATAAGTTCGTCAACATGAACGGCGGCGGGATCTATGCCGTTATTCTGAACTGCAACGGCGGCGAACAGTTCGACAAAATCAGCCGCGTAGATGTCTATGACATCTTTGATCTAATAGAACAAAGTTATCCGGATGGTTTAGAAGAGGTGATCACTAATGATGATAACTCCCGATGAAGAATCAGCCCGCTTGCTCAACACTATCTGCAACCGGCGGGAATACACGACAGCGGACGTCATCACTGCCGCTGAAAAGAACTTTAAAGCCCTCTGGGCTGAATCCGTAAAAGAAGAGAACCAAGGCACGGCAAAGGCCATCCAAGTCCAGGCGTCGAAAGTCGCACTGACGTATTTCATCGCGCTGACGCGGAATTGGATGGATGAAGTGGAATCCGATCTGAACAGCAGAAGGAGGTGAAACCGAATGACCGACAAAGAACGTCTCAAGAAGATGAAAGCCCTGATGTACTTTGAACGGGCCTTAGCTCAGGATGGAAAATACTTTTTCTTCCAGATCCTCGACGACGGGGAAACGGTGAAAGTCACAGACAGCGAAAGCGGCAACTCGCGCCTTGTAAATGTGGCCTGCGACAACATCCCGGCGATGCTCTACGACATCTTAAAGCAAGCCGGCGCATGGATTATGTAAAGGAGAGACCGACATGAAAGCAGTAGCAAATATCGAACCGACGCAATACAGCATCTCGCTGCTGAACGACGACGGCCAGAAACTCTACACATGGCATACACGCCTGATCCAAGACTGCGACGGCGTAGAATCTTACAAAATTGTCCGCAAGGAAACACGGTCCTATGAAGACGTCCTGCTTGATTATGGCGTCGACGATGAAGACCTTATCCTGTCGCTGGAAGCCCTGGAATCATCGGCGAACGACGCCATGGAAGCTCTATTTTTACAGTCAGGGGGCGGGTACTGATGAGAAAAGGTAAGAAACGGGGAATCCCAGGCGCAGCCGTCGCGGCCCTTGCAATTTCGCTTAGCATCGGCTGGCTCATCAACCGGCCGGCCGATGTCAGTGCCGCAGAAGTCAGGGCCAACACAGCGGAAGTCCACGTTGTCGAATCCGGGGAAAACCTCTGGGATATCTGCCGGCCGCGGGCCGATGCGCGCGGCATGGATATCAGAGAAGTCATTTACCTTATCAGTGTCAACAACGACCTCGACATGAATGCAAGCTTGAAACCGGGCCAGCGAATCACGCTGCGATTCTAAGGAGGTGATAACGATGTTGGACCTGTTCTGCGCGGATCTCATCGAATTTTACAGCAAGTCCGAAAACGTCAAGGCCCTGGAAGATTACCGGAAGGCCTGCGAAAACGCCGGGAAAGGAGGTGATAACGATGATGGAACCGGAAACATGGATGACAATGATGCACTGCAAGACCTGCCCGCATGACGGGTACTGTATCCCGGATGATTGTGCCGATATCCGTAAAAAAAAGGAACCGTCCCTGCGCCAACAGGGAACGGCTCCAACACAAACATCTCAAATTAATCATATCACACGAACGGAGAAAACACAATTGGAAACGTATGAACAATTCATCCGGGAAAAGGAACAAGTCTCCGAGGATTACGGCTTTGAAGTGGACCCGACAGCCCTGCCGGCAGCGCTTTTCGATTTCCAGCGCGATATCGTCCATTGGGCCTTAGCTAAGGGGCGCGCGGCTATCTTTGCTGACTGCGGCCTCGGCAAAACGCTCATGCAGCTGGCTTGGGCGGACCAGGTGCACCGGCATACGGATAAGCCGGTCCTGATCCTCGCGCCGCTGGCCGTCGCGGCTCAGACGGCGGCAGAGGGTAAGCGATTCGGCATCGAGGCTGTCGTCGTCGAACATCCGGAAGACGTCGCAGGGGGGATCAACATCACGAACTACGACAAGCTGGACCGATTCGACACGGCCGTATTTGCCGGCGTCGTCCTGGACGAATCCTCTATCCTTAAGAGCTTCACCGGCAAAGTACGGACGATGCTCATCAAGGCCTTTTCGCGGACGCCTTACCGGCTGGCCTGCACGGCAACACCGGCGCCGAACGACTACATGGAGCTCGGCAACCACTCCGAATTCCTGGGTGTCATGACAAGGACGGAAATGCTCAGCATGTTCTTTGTCCATGACGGCGGGGAAACGTCGAAATGGCGGCTCAAGGGCCACGCAGAAAATGCATTCTGGCATTGGATGGCCGGCTGGGCCGTGGTCCTCGATAACCCGGTCAGCTTAGGCTACAAGGACGAGGGCTACGCGCTGCCGGAACTCCGGATGCACGAAATCATCGTCGATGGCGATACACCGACGACGGAAAAACTGACGCTTACGCAGCGGCGCAACGCCAGGAAAGAGTCACTCGACGCACGCTGTCAGGCCGCGGCGGACCTCGTCAACAGCAGCCATGAACAATGGCTTGTATGGTGTGACCTCAACGCGGAATCCGAAAAGCTCCATGAGCTGTGCAAGATGTCGTGGCAGGTCCTCGGATCCGACAAGGCGAGCTATAAATCAAGCACGATGCTGGGCTTTTCCGTCGGCGTCCTCAAATGCCTGATCACCAAGCCGAAAATCGCCGGATTTGGCATGAACTGGCAGAATTGCCGCAACATGATATTTGTCGGGCTGTCTGACAGCTATGAACAATACTATCAAGCCGTGCGCCGCTGCTGGCGATTCGGGCAGAATCAGCCCGTCGACGTCTACATCATCATCAGCGCCAAAGAAGGCACGGTCAAGGAAAACATTGAGCGCAAAGAATCGGACGCCATCAACATGAGAAAGAAAATGGCCGAATTGACCCGGGAATCGGTCAAAGAAAATTTATCCCGGACGACGCGCATCATGAGCGTCTACAAACCGACAATGCCCATGCGATTACCTGCCTGGGCGGAAATGGAGGCAGTATGAAAAAGAAACGATTGTTTTACGTATCGCATCCGTACGGCGGCAAGCCCGAAAACGAAAAAGCCGTACAGGATATCATCGATGAAATGTCAGGACGTAGACTCCGGCCTAACAGCTTTATCTTTATGCCATTTGGCGATGACTCCGCATTCGTATCGCCGATTCACATCTTAGGCCCGCTTTACGATGCGATTCCCTACATCGACGGATTGGACTTATGCCTTAGCCTGTTAAGACGTTGCGACGGTATCATCATGTGCGGCGATTGGCAGCACTCAAGAGGCTGCATGGCCGAATATGGCTATGCAAAAGCCAGCGGCATTCCAGTGTTCTTTTTCCCAAGGGAGGCCTAACCATGGTGAACGTCTTAGATCAGTACGTATCGGACAGGGTATCCCTTTATAACGGCGACAGCGTAGAGGTCCTCAAAGGCCTGCCGGATAATTGTATCCACTACAGCATTTTTTCGCCGCCGTTCTCGTCGCTGTATACCTACTCCAACAGCGACCGTGACATGGGCAACAGCGCAAGCGATGAACAGTTTAATACACATTTCAAATTCCTGATCCGCGAATTGGCCCGTGTCATTATGCCCGGCCGGCTGGTGTCAGTGCACTGCATGGACATCCCGAAAATGAAAAGCCGCGACGGCGTCATCGGTTTGAAAGACTTCCCTGGCGAAATCATCCGCGACTTTGAAGCGGCAGGCTTTATCTACCATAGCCGTGTCGTCGTGTGGAAGGACCCGCTCGTCGAGGCGACACGGACAAAGGCCCTGGGGCTGATGCATAAACAGATCTGCAAAGACTCCAGCATGTGCCGCAACGGTCTGCCGGATTACGTCGTCACTTTCCGCAAGCCTGGCGACAATCCGGAGCCCATTCCGCATGATGACGGCCTCAAGCGCTTTTATGGCGCCGATGAGCCGGAAGGCGTAAAGACGCTGCGGCCGCAGCCGGACCCGGAACTTGTCAAAGCAAAGAAGAAATATAACACTACACCGATTTACAGCCATCAAGTATGGCGGCGCTATGCATCGCCTGTTTGGGCTGACATTCGGCAGAGCAATACGCTCAACAAGGCCGTGGCACGGGACGAAAAGGACGAACGGCATATCTGCCCGCTCCAGCTCGACCTCATCGCCCGCTGCCTGGAGCTCTGGACGAATCCTGATGACATCGTCCTGGACCCGTTCGCCGGCATCGGCAGTGTCCCTGTCGTCGCACTGCAAATGGGGCGCCGGGCCCTGGGGTTTGAATTAAAAGAATCGTACTACAAACGAATGGTGATTAATTGCAAAGAGGAGGAAAAACATGATGAAAATTAATCTTGAATTTAACGGAACCGCTGATGAAATCATGAAAGAATTCCAGGCACTCGGCTCAATTTTGAGCTCAGCAGCATTGCCCTCAGCAGCATTGCCCTCAGATGTGAAGCCAATGAATCCGGAAGCACTGAGCCCAGATTTGGGCGCAGTGGAACAGCATCCAAAAATGGATGCAGTAGAAAACGCAACTTCCGCGCCGAAAAAGGCATCTAAGGCATCGAAAAATGCCGCTTCTGCTCCGGGAGTTGCACCTTCTGCGCCGGAAAGCGCAACTATCGCGCCGGCGTCGGAACCGGTGAAAGCCGCTGATCCGGAACCTGTAAAGCCCGCCGCTCCTGAACCGCCTGCGGCTCCTATTGTGCCGACGGCACCGGCCAAGAAATACACGCTGGACGAACTGCTGGCCGCGACAGCGCCGCTGATGGATGCGGGCAAGATTGCCGAACTCCAGGCGCTGATGCAGAAATTCGGTGTACCGTCGATGATGGACATCCCGGAAGAAAAATACGGGGAGCTCGCAACTGCCCTGCGCGAATTGGGGGCGGAATTATGAGCCGACAACATGCACTCTTAAGCGCCTCGGCTTCCGCGCGCTGGCTGCAATGCACGGCAGCGCCGCAAATGGAAGCGAAATTCCCGGATGCGACGTCCGAATTTGCCCGGGAAGGCACGCTGGCGCACAGCATCGCAGAACTCAAACTGCGGGCCTATGCCGTCGAACCGATGGCCAAGTCGACATTTACGCGGCATATGAACCAGCTCAAGAAAGACGAGCTGTATCAGCCTGAAATGGATACCCACACGGAAACCTATCTGGACTACATCAAGGGCATCCTGCTGTCGTACAAAACAAAGCCCTATACCGTCGTAGAAAAGCGCGTCGACTTTAGCCAATACGTGCCGCGGGGATTCGGTACAGCCGACTGCCTGATTATGGCACCGAATGAACTCCATATCGTGGATTTCAAATACGGTAAAGGCGTCCCCGTCGACGCCAACAACAACTCACAGATGCGCCTGTATGCGCTGGGCGCGCTGAACGCGTATCAGCTCCTGTACCAATTCAAGACGGTACACATGCACATTGTGCAGCCGCGGATCAACAATTTTAGCCAGGAAACCTTAGGCGTCGACATCCTGCGGCAATGGGCGGAAGACGTCGTCAAGCCGAAAGCCCAGGAGGCCCTGAGCGCAGACGGCGGGAAATTCCATCCCGGCGAATGCTGCCGATTCTGCCGGGCAAAGGCCCAATGCAAAGCCCGCTCCGAATATTACGCGGCTATGGCTGACACGGCGCACGAAAAGCGCGATATGACGATGATCAATATGGCTGAACTCGGCCAATACCTGACCATTGCCAAGCAGCTCAAAGCCTGGGCGGAAGACTTACAGGAATACGGCCTGTCATGCGCGCTGAAAGGCCTCAACGTCCCTGGCTGGAAATGCGTAGAAGGCCGCGGCATCCGGGCCTTTACCGACACGGATGCGGCATTCAAGACACTCATCGATAACGGTATCGATGAATCAGTCCTGTATGAACGCGTACCATTGACTCTGGCCAAAACAGAAAAGGCCATCGGCAGGAAGCTTTTTGCAGAGCTCGTCGGCGATTACGTCGAAAAGAAGCCCGGCAAGCCGACGCTTGCGCTCGAATCTGACAAGCGGCCGCCGATGGACCTGACGACGAAAGCCACTGACGTATTCAAAAAGATTGATGATTAATTGGAGGAATTAAAATGGAAAATACCAGCATTGTAGTAGAAAACGTCCGTCTCAGCTATGTACACCTTTTGAAGCCCTACGGCCGTGATCCCATGGCAAAACAGAAATACTCCGTTACGATCATGCTGCCTAAGTCTGATGTGGAAGGCAAGCAGAAAGTTGACGCTGCTATCGCGGCTGCCACACGTAACGGCATCGCCAACAAATGGAATGGCACGGCTCCGGCCAAAGTACCGACACCGGTATGGGACGGCGACGGCCTGACCCAGAACGGTAATAAATTCGGCCCGGAATGCGCTGGCCATTGGGTGTTCGCGGCATCGACCCCGGCAGATAAGCCCGTCGACGTCGTAGACGGCCGTATGAACCGCATCATCGACGCTACGCAGGTATACAGCGGCATATATGCCAATGTGTGCGTTAATTTCTTTGCGTACAACTATCAGGGCAAGAAGGGCATTGGCTGCGGCCTCGGCCCGGTCCAGAAGGTCCGCGACGGTGAACCCCTCGGCGGGTCCGCGCCGACGGCGAAATCCGTATTCCATGCCATTCAGGAACCGGCGGCACCGTCTGCACCTGCGGTCAATCCGCTGACTGGACAGCCGATGTAATGCAATCCCAGGCGCGTGGACTTCCGCGCGCCTATTTTTCTCTATAGGAGTGAATCCTGATGAAGCACAAACATCTATCCATCGACATCGAAACATTCTCAGATGTCGATATCGGGAAATGCGGGCTGTTTAAATACGTCGATACAGATGCCTTTGAAATCATGCTGTTTGCGTACTCATACGACTTTGGCCCAGTCCACGTCGTCGACATGACGAAAGGCGAAATCATCCCGGCAGAAGTCTTGCAGGACCTCGCAGATCCCGGCGTTATCAAGCACGCGTACAACGCGGCTTTTGAAATTACCTGCTTAAACCGTGCCGGATATCGGACGCCGCCGGATCAATGGCGGTGCACGATGCTCCATGGCCTGTACCTCGGCTATCCTGCCGGACTGGCTAATTTGGGCAAAGCCCTCGGGCTGCCGGAAGATAAGCGCAAAATGGCGGCCGGCAAGGCGCTGATCCGCTACTTCTGCGTACCATGCAAAGCGACAAAGAAAAACGGCGGACGGCATCGCAACCGGCCCATGCATGACCCGGACAAATGGAAAACCTTTAAAGCCTACAATGCGCAGGACGTCGTTACAGAAATGGCCGACTATCAGCGGCTTATGGCCTATCCGGTCCCAGATTGGG